GGCTGAACTTTTTACTTCTAATTTAGCCCCCGGTGAAGTTGTGCCTATACCTACACTACCACCACCAATAATAGCTACTCTATTAGTTCCAGCTTCTTGGATAGATAATTTCCCAGCACCGTGCCCTGAACCACTAGCAGTGGATTGGAATTTCCAATGAGTACCACCAGCAGCTGTAGCATCAATCTTTAAAGAAGCACCTGCACTATGGTCACCTTCAATTTTAACAACTTCGTGGTCATTACCAGATACGTGTAATGGCATAGAAGGATTAGTTGTGCCTATACCTAAATTACCGCTTTTCAATCTCATTTTCTCTGAACTAGCTTGGAAAAATAATATCTCGTTTTGTGGATTAATATGAACATCATCAGCTGCATCTAGTCTTAAATCACTACCCGCAGAATCTATCTCTGTTGTAGTGCCACCAAAGGTTATTTTTTGCCCATCATCTAAACGGATATTACCCCCAACCACCTCTAATTTCTCATTAGGTGCATCTGTGCCTATACCTACTCTACTAGTAGCTCCCACAATTCTCATTACTTCAGTTTCTACAGTATTATCTTTTATTTTAAATTTAATATCAGCGTCATTGGCAGTATTTAAGATATTTAAATCTCCTACTTGTGATGTTACATAACTATTAGAACCATTATGATACAATTGCATATCATCACCGGTACCTAATATTAATTTTTTATCATCAAGTAGTTTTAAATGGTTTCCATCGAATGTAATATTATTACTACCTGTAATAGAAGAAGAACCGTCAAAATAAGTCACTTGGCCTGAACTGCCGCCACCCGTTATTTCTGAAGTGCCGGGTGCGTTAGTATATACTTCTTCGTCTCCCCAATAAAGTCCACTACCCGATGCCCATAAAGATTTGTAACCGGGCGCAGAAGTAGTACTACCACTTAAAAATGATAATGCACCTCTCAAAGTCATTTCTGTCTTAGGGCTTGATGTCCCCACACCGAATTTCTGACCAGATGTTCTAATATACCAATTTCTATTATCATTACCTAAATGCATATGATATGAAGAAATAATATGGTCAGTTTGGAAATCTAAAGTAGAATCAGAAGCTTCTAAACGCATTATATAAGCGTTAGTAGATTCATTCTTAAATCTAGCAACGAAACCTGTGCCAGCGTCATATGCATCTATTTTATAACTGGGGTTAGTAGTACCTATACCTAAATTACCAGCAGCATCTATACGAACTCTTTCTGAACCACTAGTAAAAAACGATGTTATACCGTGGTCATAAGTGGTTGCATTTTTCTGTGTCTGTCCTACTTTGAATTCAGACAAACCTACATTTGGAGTAGCATTTTTAATATATTCTAAAGAAACTGCATAATTCCAATTGTGTGAATATCCTAATGTCAATTTAGGATTACCACTGTTACCCATCACCCAAAGATTACCTTGACCATAACCTAACAACTGAACGTTAGTACCATCTAATTCGATACCATCCTCAAATCGAGCTGCGTATCCATTAGAGCCTTCTACAACGTGTAGTTTTCTAGAAGGTGTAACAGTTCCTATGCCTATATTACCAGTAGCACTGATACGCATTCTCTCAGTACCACTTGTTGCAAATTTAAGAGGAATATCTCCAGTTCCCCATACATAATTTTCATCAGTGTTATTATTGTGTCCTATCTGGAACACTTGAGAACTCTGATTATATACCTCAAGTCCACTTGCTGTAGAATCTGCTTGTGTATTTTTTAATTGTAAAGAAGCATTACCTGCTTGAGTAGAAGTTAAAACTAGTTTTTCACTAGAAGAATCATAAGTCATTGCGCTAGTACCTGCAAAAGCACCACCGTTATTGTATTGTATTTGTGTAGTTGAACCACCGGGTGTGCCACCACCCCCGCTACCACTTAACGCTGAAAGGTCAGCTGTCCAACTTTTACTTCCACTGTTTGTTGTACCTGTAAGAATGTTATCGTCGCCTAACGTCCCTGTAGCTGTATAATAATTAGGACTTTGAGCATTAAGGGTTTTTTTTCCGTGTGGCAATATTCTTCTTGAGTATGGCATATAAGTATAACTACGTTAAGTTAGTATAAAAAAATTGTGGAGGTTTTTATACAGACCCCCAACTGTTTACCGTGCTCCGAAGAGCTGATTTTATTCTATCTAAGCGTTGATGCAGATTACACCAGATTCAGGTCGGATAATCTTGAGACCGTATCTCATAGACATATATGAACCGACAATTCCGAAACCGGGATTTGCTTCTTCAACAGTTAGTGGGCGTCTTTCCAAGTAGGTCATTGGCTTGACTGACATATCAAATACTCCGAACCTTGTAGAAGGTACGTATGCATTTGTATAGATGTTCAATCCGTACAATGAACCAACAAGCCCGTTTTTGGCTGTGTTTTCTAATGGACCCAATTCACCACCAGAATCACGTGGAGTGCTTGCGACGTATACCGAAGTAAAGTCTGCAATATCCAATAATGATTTGTAGTGTTTTGGTGAAATGACGACTGTGTCTGCGTTGTAACCGTGTTGACCAATCATTTCGATTGCGTTGGTTAAATCAGACATATTCAACATTCCTGCTGAACTAGATGCGGCATTTACATAGTGACCTCTTTGTAAGTCAGTTGCTGCAGTTAGACCGTAATCGTATAAACGACCAGTTCCGACTGTACCACCGCTTCCAATGAATCCACCGTATATGTTTGCTCCAAAGTCACTTACAGTTCCAGTACCAAATTCATCTGTGTCTTTAGTAATGGCTGCTGCGCCACCGCTAATTCCAGTTCCGAGTGTAGTATCTGCAAGACCAAATAACGCATACACAACGTGTTTCGTCATATGTCTTTCTACTGCTCTGCGAGCTTCGTTGAGGGCCAATTCAATTTCATTGAATCTTGAATCCTCAATCATCCTGCGGGTTACACCTACTGCAATACCCCATTCCTTAACTGACACTCTCTCGGAGCGTAGTTTAGTGTGTTGGTATGCTGGTGTGCTTCCCTCATCAATCTCTTCCATAGTCATAGATGGAAGGTTGAAGGTTATGTCCACGTTTCCACCAGTGTCGGTTGTCATTTGTTCCGTAAACAAGTTTAGTGCTGGAAGGTCAGTTACTTTATAATCGACCAAAGAATCTTTGTAATCGATAAGTACTCTCTCTCCGGTACCACCTGTTGCGTTATATGAACCTTCATTGGTTGAAGTTAATATTCCTTGCTGTGCTGTTACCATATTTATTCACCTCTTTAAAAGAACAGTACCTTAATAGTACTTGCTCCACTACCCGCTTCTAGGGCTATAGCGACGGTTTGGTCTCCTGCTGCTCCGGCATCTGCCTTCAGCTTACCTGCTCCATCGCACATCAAATCTCCACCGAGAGCAATAGTCCCAGTGCAGTTAGCTTTCAGTTGTACTCCACGTCCCGTTACAACATTACACAAATTTCCAGAGGTTGCTGCGGTTAAAGCTACTCCTAAAGCAGCTGAGCCGCTGACACCGTTAGCGATAACGCCGTATGCTGTCTGTTGAAGACAGTCTCCGGCTGCTACAGTACCACCTGCTGAAAAAGGCATAATGCGGGCTGGTGCACCACCATCATTTATAATTATTTCTGTTGCCATATTTAATCACCTTTTTTTTTAACCAGTGTATACGACTTTGCCATCTTTCATAGCAAATAGTCTGTTTACCTCTGGTTCGGCCTCTACGGCCTTTTCTTCAGAATCTTTTGCGATTCCCTTACCGAAGGTTTTTTCTGTTTCGGCAGGTTCAGGCATAGATTCTAGTGCTTCAAAGAAACCTGTTAGTTTATTATCTTCCCAACCGAATAGTTCTTCAGTACGGGCATCCTTTGATTCTTCTTCGAGTTTACCGAATAAGACTTCCTTCTTGATGACATTGTTGACTAAAGCTGATTTCAACTTTTTAGCCTCTTCTGCCTTTCGGGATTCTTCTGCGGTCTTAAACTCTTCGATAGAATTCAAAGCATCGTTGTACTTCTGCTCCAATTCGGAGTGGTTGGATGTCAATTCTTCCAGTTGTTTCTTAACTGAAGCAAACTCTCTCTCTGTTATCTTTTCAGATTCTGTTTTTACAACTTCCTCACTCATAGTATCGACCTCTTTGTCTTCACCGTCGTGGGTGCATTGGCATACTTCTTCTTCGTGTCCTCCGCAACCGCAGTCCTCCTTGGTTGCAAATTCCTTTTCAGATGTATGTGTGCCACATTCCGTGTCAATCGTACATTCCCCACAGACGGGCGTTGCTATTTCATTGTCTATAAACGAAACCTCAACGGGTCGGATATTTGTCGCGTACGAATCGCCCATAACATCAACGTCTTTGGAAAACCAATCAACGCTAACGTTAGTAATATCCCCCTCTTCCACTTTCTGTATCACTTCTTTCATTCTCGCTGTAGGCTCAAAAATTTGAGCTAACATTGAGATTGCAATCTTTCCATCTTCCATCTCTTCAATCTCAGGATTGATAGCTTTCCCGAGTAAATCCTCGGGAGTCCTTTGATGAGTGTAATATATTGGTAGTTCATTAAATGATTCTAAGCTTTGCTTTAGTATATTAGGTTCTATAAAGACTGTTTGGTCATCTCCGTCAACTTCATAATCGTGACGACCTGAAGTTAAAGCACGGATTGGAAACTCCCACATATCTTCTTTCTCCTTTTTAGATACTGTTATAGCTTCCTTATTGAATTCAAAATTCATAGCAAACTTTCTTTGAGTTTCTTCTGCTACAGAATCACTGAATTCTTTTTCCTGACCATTTTCTGATGCCCACATTGAGCACATATTCTGAGCCATAGACTCAGAGCCTTCTACCCCTTTCTTCTTGAGTCGGGGACTTAACTCTAATACACATTTTTCTAAAGCACTCACGTTACTACCTCCACAACCTCTTCTTTGTCGGTGCGTTTACCTTTCTGGTTTTTGGATAGTCTTTGTTCTGTTCTTTTAGACTCTTCCTTTTTATCTTGGTTTTTTCCACCAGAAATATTTACTTCACCTTCTGTAGGTTGTTGTTCTACAATTCCTTCAGCGTCTAAACCTCTCTCAGACCTTACTTCACCGGGTGCCAAGACGCCCTCGGATAGATAAATCATATCTGTTTTTGCTTTTGTAAATGCATCGTCAACATTCATATGACGGAAAACAAATTTGACATCATCGCCATATTGAGGCATTAGCTGGGAATTAATAGCAGATTCAACAGCCCTTTGTAAATATTTAACGTAAGGTTCAAAAATCGGGCGGGCTTGCTCTGGAGCAGTCCACATTGTTCTTGGTACCTTAAGGGCTATGTGTATTTTATCAAGTATATCATCAGTATACTTACCATATTCGAAAGCTCTATCAGAGCCTTCTATTTCTTTTATTTGTATATCATTACCGTGAATTATATCTTCACCGGGTTCTAACGCATTAAAAGCATCAACAATTTCATTAATCTTATCAGGACCATAGGGCATATCAGGCAACCCGCAGGAAATGTCGAAACGTGATACCGCATATTTGTTTAAAGCGGCTCCAATGTCCCGCTCTGCATAATCTTTTAGGTCTACTAAGTATAAAATAGTATGTATGTCTGAAAGTCCATAAGCATAATCATCGAATGGATTATTTTGTAATTCTACAATTTCATCAGGTTCAAATCTAACATCTTCTTTATCATCCCCAATACTTTGGTAATAATACATCAATTGTCCGTGTTCGTTTCTTTTAACGAACATATTTTGAGAAGAACGAAGGACTAGGTTGTCTCCAGTCCATTCTAAATATCCTGAACCGAAGATTCGAGCGTTACGTAGCCAACCATATATTGTAGTATCAATATTAATATCTACAAATGTCTTCGTTATTTCGTCTCTTAGTTTTTCATCTTCTGTAACAATGTCAAAACCGTCCTTGACTGCGTATAAACAAGGAAGGTCAATTAAAGAACGCACAATGGGGTCTGAAAGATAAACATTCATATAAGTTCTGTTATCACCTATATGTTGTTCATAATTTCTATTACCATAATTGTTGGTAAGTTTCAGTCTTCTTATTATACCCGCACCGTAACTACGAGGTTCGTCTTTAGGAGTGTTGATATTCGAACCGGTCGTAGCAAAAACGCGACGTATTCTGTCGGCTAAACCCATTGCTATCATTTTATATATCTTTTTGCTGATATAAATAGTTTTGCTTATAAATTACGTATAAACCGTTTATTTACACCCATTCGACGCCTTCCGGTGGTAGTTAAACCCCCTCCGCCGTACTTTCCTGAGGTTTGTCTTGTACCCCTTTTTTTAACAGAAACGGTTGATAATGCTGAGCTAGCTGGAAGCATAGAAAGTGTAGCGTGAATTCCTAAAACACTGCTATCACAATAATCATCGTGTTTATTTGATGGAGCGGATATCTTTTCAGTTTTTTGTGTAATATCCATAACATATTCTAAATCAATATGTTCTCTATACCATTTCCACATTAATTTTTTGGCTACTCCTTCTTGTCTTTCGACGTCAGGTACTTTGACAAGACCCTGTTGAACAAAAGATACAAAATCCCTGTAAGCATAAGTTTTACTACCTTTACTGCCTCCAGTAAATACGAAAGGAATGAAGTGCATACTTAATGGAATACACGCCATTCTTATTTCTTGTTCGATAGCACCTCCAATACCAGTAGCATCGATAATAACGCGTGCCGCATTAAAAGCAACAGCGACAGCCATAATACGCTCTCGCTGATAAGGGATATCGTGTCCGCCTGACTTAGGTCCGATTTCTTCCAGATATAATAATCGCGCAAGATTGTTGTCAGGTCCTTTTTCAGTCCTCCATACACTAATAACAGTGCTATTAACAGATTTCCCAATGTCAACAGCGACAGTATTGTTAGTACCTGTTTCTCCACCTTGCTCAATTGATTCGGGGGTAAGTAGTTCGTAGTCATCAAAACACGCTCGTATATTCTTTGGTACAAATACATTCGATATGCTTTCCACAAATTCACATTCGTATTCTGTTTTCCAGTGCAGGGAGTCCTCTCCCCATTCTAACATTTTATTTAACATCTCTTGCTCATCATAAGGTGGGCTATACGCTTCCCCTTTGATTATCGCGTCTCTCCAAGTAAAGTGCAAACGTGTGAATGTATCTTCGTAACTTTCATCATACAGATATCTGTGCATATGGTTCTCTTTACTTTTAGGAGTCCCAAGGTTGACAAAAGGTGCTTTGTTTGCGACTATCGCTGGCTCTACATTGTCGATGAACAACTCATCTGATATTAAAGGTGACTCGTCGACTATTAAAAATGTTGGGTGCTGTCCGCGAATAGATTGACCCTGATTGGAGGGCGCGACAGGCGCCCGACGCAAAATTGTACCGCCATTCATTTTAATGTGGGGTTTATTATGTAATTTATAATTATCTACTAAAGAATCTAAAAATGTATTATCTTTAAAATGACGATATACATAATTGAAAATTAAGGCAGCTTGGTCTTCTGTGGGTGCTAAAACAAAAACAAGGTCTCTAAATCTTTTAAAGAACATATAAATTACTATAGAAACAGACAAAGCCCAAGATTTACCACTTCCTCTAGGTGCAAGAATAGCAAGTTTACGTTGTCGGTCTGCATTACCTTCTGGATACGTTAAAGAAGTAACAATAATCTTCATTTGTAAAGGTCTTATACGTAAAGGTCTTTGTTTTGCATCTAAAAGGTAAGTTTCACAAAAAGCACGTACAAGTTTTTCCATTTTCTTTTTATCTTTACGCATTTCTTCGAAAAAACGTTCTAGATTTAAAGAATCGAATTTATTCTGACCCATCAGGGCTGCTTTCATTTCCTTCTGATTTTTCACTTGTGTCATCTTCTAAATCTCCTAAAAAGTTCATAAAGTTTTCTGTTTTTTGTTCTACCAAAGTAGGTATTTCAATATTAAGAGCGCGGAACTCAGTATGAATATCCTTGACAATAGCGTTTCTTTGTCGCAATAGCTCTGTTCGTAAGTTAATGTCCCGAATATGTATAGAAACTTCTTCCCAAAGCACGTCTTCAATTGCAAGATTACGTGATAGTAAAGTGACAAGTTCTTTATGACGTTCATATTCTCCTTCTCCTACTCGTTCTCTTAAACGAGTTTCGTATTCCGTAACCTTATCTTCCATCCTACCACTTTACTTTGTTAGCCCAATATGCAGCTGACATCTTTCCTTTTTTAATATTCTTTGCGTGTCTAGCTTTGAAAGACTTTCTTCTAGCTTTAGATTTCTTATCAGTTTTCTTACCGGCTGTAGTTACTCCTTGTTGACCAAATCTAATCAGTTTTGTTTTATCGCCTACCTTGGCAACAACCACGTGTGATTTTTTAGGGTGATTCGGAGTTCTTTTAGGTTTATTATAACCTGAAACGCCTGCTCTTGTTAACTTAGCGTCTTTTTTCTTTTTAGGTGCCATTATTATTTCCCCTTCTTAATTTTCTTAGTCTTTCCATTATGAGTTCGGGCATATTTATGTGTCTTAGTTTCTCTAATCAAAGTACCGTAGTACCTTTTCCCACCATACATCCAACTAACTTTCTTTGCCATTATTTTTTCCTTTTCTTAGTTTTCTTCTTTTTAGGTCTTCCGACCTTTTTACCGTATGTCCCTTTACCGTAAGGCATATTACTCCTCTTTTTTGTCACAACAACAATCGTGTAGTAACGTTTCTAATACTTCTATAACTTGGTGTAATCCTGCTACTTGGTCTTTCAATTCTAATAATTCAGTATCATTCATTTTTTAGCCTTCTTTTTTGATGCAGCTTTCTTTTTAGCTGGAGCTTTTTCTTTAGGTTTTTCTTCAACCTTCTTCTCTGCTACTGGAGCAGGTTTTTCTGCCAGTACAGGTTTGTACGAATTAAGTTCTTTACCGCAGCAAGGCCAGTGCCTTGCTCTTGTAAAACTATCTTCAGGGACATCTGCCCCACAACTTGAATATTCACATTTGACCATTTTAGTCACCTACCATAATTACGACATCTTAACATATAAATGTTTCGGTCACTTCTTACTTTGCATCTTATGTTCTTGCTCTTGTGCTTTAGTTTCTATAGCTTGTGCTTGTTTCTGCATACTATCATTATAGTCAATAACAGCTTGAGCTTTAACTTTATAGAATGCTGTTTTCTCTGCTTGTTCTTGTTTCCAAACATCTAGAGCATCTTTAATAATCAGGAGGGCTGGCCCACCTAATATAGCTATCAAAGTTGTGTATCCTTCTATTTGTTCTAGAACTGCTGCGTCATTAAGTCCGCTGTGTATAACGAATCCTGCAAACCCAACCCAGAGTAGCACTAAAGGTACAGCAATCATAAACATAAATACGTCGTTAAATGTTACTCCTTCGCCTTTCTCTTTACTCATATCTTCAGTCCTCCTTATTTTTTTTATTTTCTTTTCCTTTTTCTGTTCTTTCTTCTTTACTATTGGTTTTGCTAATATTAATGCTTTTCGGGTAAAATTGTAAATTACCGCTAAAGCTGCTATAATTGCTAAAGACGCCATTACTATTCCCAACATTGTTAGTATATCTATCCATTCAATCATTCCTCCTCACCTGCGTAGTTATCTCTGAATTCGTCATTAACCACTTCTTTAATCATTGCTTTTAAATCATCTACTTCGGATAGAATCGTATTAAGCATATCAGTCAATACCATCATATCTTTAGCCTTCATATTCCTCCAATACCCAAGCCCAATCTGCTAAATCACCTTCGGCCCAATTTGAAGAATAACCAACCCATTCATCTGTGAAATTTCCTTCACTATCTTCATATCCGTGATAGTTACCATCTCCATTATAATCTGCATAAAACTGTATATAAAACATCCAGTAACCTTCGTAAATATCATTAAAGTTTTCTTCGAATGGTGTTTCAAATAACTCATCATATTTAAACCAATGATAATCTTCGTTCCATCCTGATATATTAAAGAATACTTTTGTCAT